CACTCAAATAGAAGTCAGCAACGTCAAATACAAGGTAAGGAGTGCTAGGAAAATAGATGATGGTACTTTATCTGTAATTTCATTAATGAAGGTTTGAAATGGCTAGTAAAAGAGAACAGATATTAGCAAAAATCAAAACAAATCTTACTGGAACTACAGGTGTAGGAACTCGCATTTATAGAAGCAGAGCCGAGCCTATGACAAGAGAAGAATCACCTTCTTTAGTTATTGAGTTTGTTACAGATGAACCTACTGTTAATAGTGCAACTTATTTAAAAATAGATTGGACATTAAGAGTAAGAATAGTTGTTGTTGTTAGATCACAAACTCCTGACACTTCAGCAGATGCAACAGTTGAGAGTCTTCATACTAAAGTCGTTAACGATCCTACTTTAGGAGGACTTGCGATTGACGTAAGACCAGCCACAGTAACATTTGATGTTGTTGAGGCAGATCAACCAGCAGGGATAATCTCATGCGAATATGAAGTAGATTACAGGAGTAGTTATAACGATTTATCAACATGATTTACAATGTAACTGTAACCCTAACAACCCTGATTGTTTATTATGGAGTTTGAAATTCCAAATGAGGGCGGTACTTACATACTGAACCCGAAAACTGGCAAAGCAAAGCTAGTTCAACAAACAACACAAGCTGAACCCCCTACAGAGGTAAAAAAAGATGGCACTACTGACACGAAAGAGAGTAATTCTGATTGAAGCGGAAAGTAGCTATGGTACTGATCCGGGCATGGCTTCTTCAACAGTTGTTTTAGTACGAGATCTAAGTATTACACCGCAATCAAGTGACGTTGTTAATAGAGATGTTGTCAGACCTTTTTTAGGTGCATCTGAGCAGCTATTAGCAAACACCAGAGTTGAGTGTACATTTTCTGTAGAACTTGCTGGATCTGGGACAGCCGGTGCTGCGCCCCGGTACGGAGATGCCCTCAAAGCCTGTGGGTTTAGCGAAAGCATTGTAAGTAACACAAGCGTTACTTACGCACCTGTATCAAGCAGCTTTAGTTCTATAACAATTCACTACAACATAGATGGTGTAAGGCATATTGTTTCTGGTTGTCGAGGCAGTTTCTCAATCAACGCATCTGTAGGTGAGATTCCAACTATTGATTTCAACTTTACTGGTGTTTATGCAACTCCAACTGATAGTGCATTACCAACAGTTTCTTATGGGAATCAGGCAACTCCTCTAATCTTTAAGAATGGTAATACTACCAACTTCCAGTTATATTCTTTTGCTGGAGCTTTACAGTCACTTACACTTGATGTTGGTAATACTCTTGTCTATAGAGAACTTGTTGGTGGCACAAAAGAAGTATTGCTTACAGATAGAGCAGCAACAGGATCGGTAACAATGGAAGCACCTACTCTTGCACAAAAAGATTATTTTAGTGCAGCATTAATAGACTACACTCTTGGAAACTTGCAAGTAACACATGGAACTCAAGCAGGGAACATTGTTCAATTCACAAGCAGCAAGGTTGATATTGGAGATGTGAATTATGGTGAAATGGATGGAGTTACAATGCTTGAAATACCATACACACTTGTACCTAGCACATCAGGTGACGAAATGAGCTTAGTTTACACATAGATACTGACTAAGTATTGACTACTGAGGTAGAGTAAGAAAGTATATATTTTTATTTATGGCATTTGTTAGAAAAAAGACCAAGGTCTACCCTTGGCCTGTAGAAATTAAAAGACCAAGCGAGACAAAAGTTGGTGAGTTTGAAACTTCTACTTTTACTGGTCAATTTAGAAGATTATCAAGAAAAGAGTTAGACACTTTTGATTCTGAATCTGAGTTTGATGCTTTAAAAAAAGTATTAGTTGGTTGGAATGATGTTGACGAAGAAGATGGCACACCTATTTTATTTAGCGATAAAACTTTAAAAGAATTTGCAGAAGACATTGATTTTGTTGCTGGTGTTTTAGAAGCTTTTAAACAATTCTATGCCAATGCACAATCGGGAAACTAATTGATGCTGCCTTATATTGGGCTTCGGGTGGCAAACAAGTTATTGATGAAACACAAAAAGACGCAGCAGCTTTTGGTATTCAGATAGAGAAGCAACCAGAGGAAAAAGAAGACTTTGTAGTCTTTCAAGAAAATTGGGATATTGTAATGATGTTCCAACGATGTAGTACACAATGGGACACAACCTTTGGAGGTGTAGTAGGATTAAAGTACGAGGTTTTATTACTTGATGGAGGACTGTTTGACCTCTATCATGTAGATAACCGCAAAGAAATGCTAGAAGGTTTACAACTTATGGAATCAGTTGTGTTGAAAGAATTTAATAAGGAGAAGAAGTAGTGGCTAAAAATGTCAACATAGAAAAAATAGTTGTAAAGATTGATGGTATAGCGAGCGTAGGTAAACTTTCTTCTACTTTTGTAAAATTAAACAAGAATATTGGTCTAACTCCACAAGAGTTAAATAAGACGATTAAGTCAATAAAAGCTTATGACAGAAGAGGTGAACGAAGTGTAAATACATTTAATAAACAAATAGCTGCATTAAAACAACTTAAAAACAATGTTGGTATTGGAAGTGCTGCCTACAAGAGACTTGGGGAAGAGATAGATAAGTTATCAGCTAAGTACGACAAGTTGATAGGTAAACAATCGACATCGGGTGGATTCTTTAACCAGTTAAAGGCTGGAGCTAGGGCAGGGGGTGGAACTGCTTTAGGTGCTTCTATAGGTAGATTTTTGCCTGCTGGCGCACAAACTGGAATGGCAGCAGGCTATCTAAAAACTGGCACTATGATGGGTGGTCTAGCTGGTGCTGGTATTGGTCTTGGAATAGATGCTACTATTGGATTTGCTAGGTATGCGAATGATGCTGCTAATTATTATGCACAAATAGAAAAATTAAGAATAGCCTTAAAAGGTGTCACCAAAGATCAAAAGACTTACGAAAAGGGATTAAAAATAATTAGAGATACATCTATAAAGTTAAATGTTCCGTTAGCAGCATCTACAAAACAATTTACAACTTTAGCTGCATCTGTACTTGGTGCTGGTGGAACTATAGAAGATGCAGAAGAGGTCTTTCTTGGTGTATCAAACGCTATTAAGGCAACTGGTGGTAATGCGGAAGACGTACAGTCTGCGATTCGAGCTATGTCGCAGATTTTTGGTAAAGGTAAGGTATCTGCTGAAGAATTACAAGGTCAGTTAGGTGAAAGACTAGCTGGTGCTGTTGTGAAATTTGCAGAAGCTAATGGTAGTAGTTTGCAAGATCTACAAAAAGATTTAAGAGATGGTGTCGTTGGTCTAGATCAAGTTATTAAATTTGCAGAAAAATTAAATGTAGACTTTGCACAAACAGCATTAGATATTGCAAATTCTTCTGCTGATGCAGGGGAGAGATTAAGGACTACAATGCAAGTTTTAAAAGCTGAAGTTGGTGAGGTTGTTCAGCCTATTGGTGCTGTGTTCCAAAAATCGTTTGCGGATATGGTTCAAGGTATTATTAAAGCCGAACCAGTAATGAAATTTTTTGCAAAACTTGTTCAAACTTTAGCAGCAGTCTTATTTACTGTTGTTGAAGGAGTGAGATTTTTAACCAGATCTTTATATGATTACTACACAATAATGTACAAAATATTAACGTTTGATTTTAAAGGAGCGCAAGAGATAATTACCAAAGGTTTGAAAGATACACGAGATCAATTTATGCTTAACATGGAAGCATATGCAGAAATATTTGATTATGATCCTTTTGGACTTAGAGATAAGAATGATAGTTTTGGAAAAGGTGATGAGCCAAAAGGATTACAAAGTGTAGGTAAAGACAAAGAGGGAACTCTTGGTCAATTTGCTAAAAGTGCTTTTGATATAGCTAAACAAGCAGAACAAGCATTTGTAAATGCTTTTACAGCAATGGAAGATGCTTTAGTGAATTTTGTAAAGACAGGCAAATTAAACTTCAAAGATTTAGCTAATTCTATAATTTCTGATTTGACAAGGATGCTTATAAGATACGCTGTTGTACAGCCTTTATTCTTTGGATTATTCCCTAAACTCAAACCAAGTGCTAAAGGTAACGTCTTTGCTGGTAACAAAATCGTACCATATAGAAATGGAGGTATAGTCACAAGACCTACAGTATTCCCAATGGCAGATGGTATGGGGCTTATGGGAGAAGCAGGCCCGGAGGCAGTCATGCCATTGAAGAGAGGTGCTGGTGGAAGACTTGGAGTTGAAGCTTCTGGAGGTGTTGGTAATATTGTTGTGAATGTAGATGCTTCTGGTAGCTCTGTTGAAGGAGATGGGGCGAGGGGTGAAGAGCTTTAGCTGCTGCTATACAATCAGAACTTATAAATCAAAAAAGGCCGGGAGGACTTTTAACATAAATGGCAACCTTTCCAGACATAGAACCATCATTTAGCGTTAAAAAGCAATCAGAGCCGATTACAAGAACTGTAGTTTTTGGGGATGGCTATGAGCATCGCCTTGGCTTTGGAGTTCCAAGTCATCTTAATCCAAGAAAGTATAAATTAGTTTGGAAAAATATTACAGAAGATCAAGCAGACACTATTGAATATTTCCTTAATGAACGTGCTTTAGACAAGGCTAGTTTTGATTATGCACCACCAAAAGAATCTTTTACAAAAACAGGAACTTACGCACAATCCAGTACAACGATCACAATAACTATGACAGATCATAGATTATTTGCAGGCGATTCTATAGTTGTAGATTTTACTTCTGGCACATCGGCTGATGGTACATATATAGTTTCCTCTATCACCAATGCAAACACATTTGTAATAACTGCTTCTGCTTCTGCAACTACTAATGGCAATGTCTCAGTAACAAAAACTGGCACAGCAAAGTTTATTTGTCCTAAATGGAGCAAAAGTATAGAAAAACCTACGTTAGCAAGTATACAAGCTGAATTTATTGAGAAATTTGAACCATGAGTATTGATACAGATCCAGTTTTTAACGAGATACAAAATATTAATCCCTCTTCAATTATTGAGCTTTTTAAGCTTGAGTTAAAAGAAGGACTTAATTATCAGACAGGCAACCCTACTGGTGTGGAAACTGTTTATAGGTTTCATGGTGGATCTAATCTAGATGCTAATGGTCAGATAGTTTGGAATGGAGAAAGTTACCTTAGATTTCCTGTTGAAGCTAAAGGATTTCAATATCAAAAAGATCAATTACCAAGACCTAAACTTACGATAAGTAACATGGGTTCACCTAGTATCTCATCTGTATTGTTGTTAGCTAATGCTTTTACAGTTGGAAATGATTTGACAGGTGCAAAGGTAACAAGAATAAGAACAATGGTTAAATTTATAGATGCTGCTAATTTTTCTGGTGCGACAAATCCATTTGGTACTCCAGATCCAGATGCAGAATTTCCAAGAGAAATTTATTACATAGATCGTAAGTCCGCAGAGAACAGAGAAGTTGTACAGTTTGAACTTGCAGCAGTATTTGATCTTGCTGGTATTCGTGCGCCAAAACGTCAATGCACCAGAGATTTATTTCCTTCAATCGGTACGTTTATAGGATGAGTTGGAAAGAAGAAGCACTTGTTCATGCGAAAGACCAAAACCCGAAAGAATCTTGTGGTTTATTATTAAATATTCGAGGAAAAGAAAAATATTATCCTTGTCGTAATCTTTCTATGACGGATCATCAATGTTTTATTTTAGATCCAGAAGATTATGTAAAAGCTGATAACTTAGGGTCTATAAAAGCAGTTATTCATAGTCATCCAATAACTTCTCCTTCACCTAGTCAAGCTGATTTAGTTAGTTGTGAAAATAGTGGCCTACCTTGGCATATTGTTAATCCAAATAGTGAGACTTGGGGTTATTGTGAGCCGACAGGATATAAAGTACCTCTTATTGGCAGGCAATGGGTTTGGGGTGTTACTGATTGTTGGAGTTTAGTTCGTGATTGGTACAAAGAAGAGAGAGATATACAATTAGTAGATTATGAAAGAAATATTACTCCAGAAGAATTTATTAAAAATCCATTATTTGAAAAATATGCAAAAAATACAGGTTTTATAGAATTAGAGCAAGGTGAGGCATTACAAAAAGGTGATGTGTTATTAATGTCTATATTGCATCCAACTTTAAATCATGTAGCTATTTTTTTAGGGGATATGGTTTTACATCATTTAGCCGATAGACTATCTTGTAGAGAGCCATACTCTATGTGGTTACAAAAATGTACTGGCAAGAGGTATCGTTATGCTTCGTAAAATTAAACTACATGGAGAACTTGCTAAGTTTGTTGGTCACAATGAGTTTGAAGCTGTAGCTCATACATCAGCAGAAGCAATAAGATTTTTAGTTTGTAATTTTCCTGATGTAGAAGCTTATATGTCAGATAAATATTATAAGGTCTTAGTGAAAGATGGAGCTATAACTAAAGATGGATTACATGATCCTATTGGTGGATCTGAGATAAATATAGTGCCAGTTATAAGCGGTGCTGGTGGTAATAATTTTAATCAAATATTATTAGGTGGATTGCTCATAGGTGCATCGTTTTTGTTTCCGGGTGCTGGTTTGTTTGGAGTTAAAAGTATTTTTGGTGCTGAAGCAGTTGTTGGGGGGACTCTTACAAAGATAGGTACTGCTGTTAGTGGTATTGGTGCTGCTTTAGTTTTGAATGGTGTATATAACATGATATTTCCACAGCCTATACCAGAAGAACAGGAAGATGATCCAAGAATATCTTTTGCTTTCAATGGAATTGTTAATACTACAAGAGCCGGAACTAGCCATCCTATCGTTTACGGAGAAATAGTAACTGGATCTGTAGTTATCTCCGCAGGCATCGACACTAACCAAGTAACCGCATGACAGATAAAAAAATTATTAGAGGATCTGGAGGCCCGGCTCCTACACCGCCTGCTCCGTATCGTGCGCCTGATACGTTAAATAGTAGACAGTTTGCAACAATATTAGATTTACTTTCAGAGGGAGAAATAGAAGGTTTTGCTACACCATCAAAATTAGGTTTAACAAAAGGTACAACTGCTTATACAAATGCTTCATTAAAAGATATTTTTATTGATGACACACCTATTCTTCTGGAAAGTGCAAGTACATCTAATCCACAAGCATCAGATTTTAACTTTCAAAATGTAGTTCTAAACACTAGGTTTGGTACAAGCAACCAAACGAAGATAGCAGGGATAGTTGGAAGTGATGCTGCTGTTTCTGGGTTTCAAGCACAAGATTGTACTGTAGCTGGAGGTGGTGTTACTCAAGCGTTATCTACTGGTAAAGATGCTGTAAAAGTAACTATCATGTTTCCGCAACTGCAAAAAGCAGAAGACAATGGAGACTTACTTGGATCACAGGTAGAATTAAAAATTGGTTTACAGATCAATAATCAGACAAACCCTACACATCCAACAGTTGTAACTGACACTATTACTGGTAGAACTGCTGACCCTTATTCAAAAGAATATAGAATTAATTTGCCTTCTGGCTATAGTCAGGCGAGTGTAAGAGTAGAAAGAGTTACAGCAGATAATACTGGATCTGACACGATTAAGGACTTATTTAGAGTTACACTTATACAGGAAATTGTTGATGATAGCAGTACATATCCTGATTCAGCCTATACGTCTTTAAGATTAGATTCTGAACAATTTAGTTCTATACCAAAAAGAGCTTTTCGTATTCGTGGAGTAAAAGTAAGAATACCAGCAGCTAACAGTAGTGCTGTTACTGCTACTTATACACAATCCACCACAACTGTAACTATAAATAAGACTGCACATGGTTTAGCCGTAGGGGATTCAGTAATTTTTGATGCTACTTCTGGTAACGGAGTTGATGGTACATATCAAATTGATGCTGTTCCTGATTTAAACTCGTTTACTTTTATATCTGGCACATCGCAAACAGTATCAAGTTCTAACTGTACATATAAAATTACTCCTCATGTAGATTTACAAACTGGAAGAATAAATTATCCTAACGGCTACGTTTTTAGTGGCACATTTGGAGCAGCGCAATGGACTTCATGCCCTAGCTGTATCTTGCTTGACCTTTTAACAAACGAAAGATATGGATTTGGCACATTTTTAGATCCTAATAGTACTTTTACCTCATCTGGCACATCAACATTTTTAGATTTATACAGTTTTGTAACTGCAAGTAAATATTCAAATGCACTTGTCAATGATGGACAAGGTGGACAAGAAGCAAGATTTAGTTGCAATGTAAATATCCAATCATCTAAAGAAGCATATGATCTTATAAAAGACTTGGCATCTATCATGAGATGTATTCCAATATGGAGTCAGGGGTCTATAAATTTAGTACAAGATGCACCAAGCGATCCTGTTTATCTTTTTAACTTGTCTAATGTAACACCAGAAGGATTTAACTATACAGGTAGCAGTTTAAAACAACGACATTCTGTTGTGAGTGTGAGTTATTTTAATATGGATTCAAGAGAGATTGACTTTGAAGTATATGGTGATGGAAATACAACGGCTGAAGTAAATCGAAGAAATAAATTTGGAATTGTGTACAAACAAGTAAAAAGTTTTGGTTGTACTTCAAGAGGTCAAGCGCAGCGTTTGGCTCGTGCAATCGTCTTCTCGGAGGAACAGGAAAGTGAGGTCGTAAATTTTGCAACATCTATAGATGCTGGTGCGATAGTAAGGCCGGGTTCTGTTATCACAATTAATGATCCTGTAAGGAGTTTATTTAGAAGATCAGGGAGAATATCTGCTGCTACTACAACAACAATAACTGTAGATGATACACAAGATTTAGGTTCATTTAGTGTGCCTACAGGAACTTGCAGCATAATTATGCCTGATGGCTCAGTAGAGAAAAAAGGTGTTCTTAGTGTGGTTAGAAATGTGATTACATTAGACTCTGCGCTAACAACAACCCCTAATGTTAATTCTGTATGGTTTTTGGAAAGTGATATTTTAAAAGGTCAAACATTTAAAGTTTTATCTGTAGAAGAACAAGATGGAATAAATTATGTTATATCTGCATTGAGTTATAGATCAGAAAAATATGACAATATTGAAAGCAACGAGTTTGCTACGTTACCAGTAAGACGAGTATCAAGACTTAATGAGTTAAGACCAGCACCACAAATAAAACTACCAATAAGAGAAAAAGTTGCAGAAATTAATAATATTGCAGTAAACAAAATATTATTATCTTGGACACCAGTAACAGGTGTCACACAATATCAAGTGCAATATAGATTTAGTAATTCAAATTGGGTAACAGAAGTTGTATTTAGACCTGATATTGAAATCCTTAATACACAAGCTGGTATTTATGAATTTAAAGTATTCTCATACAATTCAGCATTAAGATTATCTGCTGTACCTTCTACAGCTACATATGACGCTACAGGCAAAAAAGACCCTCCAGCAAATGTACAAAATCTAACAGCAGAACCAGTTAATAACAATTTAGTTAGATTGCGTTGGAACAAATCAGTTGACGCAGATGTTTTGCATGGTGGTCGAGTCTATATTCGGCACTCAAATAAAACAGATGGTACAGGAACTTTTGCAAACTCTGTTGATCTTATAGAGGCTGTTGCTGGTAACTCAACAGAAGCTATAGTGCCATCTTTAGAAGGTGAGTATATTCTTAAATTTAGAGATGATGGCGGTAGGTTTAGTTTAGGAGAAGCGAGTGTAATTGTTGATTTACCAGATATTTTTGATTCACAAGGTATATTCACAGATAGAGAAGATACAGATGGCACTCCTTTTAATGGCACAAAAACAAACACAACAGTTTTAAATGGAGCTTTAAAACTTACTGATCCATCAGCAAATTTAACAGGTGAATATGATTTTGCATCTATTTTAGATTTAGGTGGTGTTTTTTCTGTTAACTTAAAACGTCATTTTCAGTCTATCGGTTTCTTTCTTGGAGGCGATCTTGAAACTGCTACTTATGCACAATCTGGCACAACAGTAACTATTACAAAGAACTCGCATGGTAGATCAGCAGGCGATTCTGTTGAATTTGACGCAACAAGTGGTTCAGCACCAGATGGAACATACGAGATAAAATCAGGGACAGTCACGACAAATACCTTTCAAGTTGATGTAACAGGTTCTTCACAAACAACGAGTGGTAATTGTACTTATAAATTTGTTAATACATTAGAACAAGTCATTCCTGACACATCTCCTCAATTTGGAGGCCCGGCTGATGGTGGTTTCGATAACTATGCTATCAATGGTAATTTTGATGGCCCGGCTGCTGAGAAAACAAATGCTCAGATATTAGTTGCATCAACAACAGCAGCACCGAGTAATGGATCTTCATATCAAGCATCAGATTTTTCTGGAAAACCTTTTAATGTGTTTGCTAATGGTACATTCAAGGGTCAAGGATTTAAGTTTAAATTAAAACTTACATCTGATGATGCTGGACAAAATATTAGTGTAGAACAAGCTGGTTATTCTGCATTATTTGATTCAAGGACAGAGCAAAGTTCTGGGACAATACCATCTGGCACAGCAGCAAAAGCAGTTACCTTTACAAAACCATTTTTTACAGGAACAAGTAGTACTGATGGTGGTCTTAATGCTTATTTGCCTTCGGTTGGTATAACTATACAAAATGCTCAAGCTGGTGATTTCTTTACAATTACTTCTTTATCAGGAACAGGATTTACTGTAAATATTAAAAACTCAGGAGAAACTGCAAACAATGGTTACGTTAATAGGAATTTCTCATATCAGGCTGTTGGTTATGGCAAAGGGGTGTAATATGGAGGAAAGTATTTTTTAAATGGCACAAGTTAGTTCATACGATGTAGCTAATAGATCTGGCGCACAAGTGCGTTCAGATATAAATGATATTTTTGCAGCAATAAAATCTTGTAATAGTGGTGCAAGCGATCCAGCAAGTCCAGTTAAATTTATGCTGTTTGGAGATAGTTCTACAGGCGATGACAATTTAAAAGTACATGATGGCTCAAACTTTAGGAATATAGGAAAAGTAACAGAAGATAATTTAGGTTTACTGCCTAGAGCAGGCGGTACTATGACAGGTGTTTTGACACTATCTAGTGGCTCTAACTCAGCACCATCCATCAACGTAGGAGATTCTGGAACAGGTTTATATAAGCAAGGTACAAACCAACTAAACATTACTGTTAACGGAACTCGCAAAGTTGATATAGATAGTAATGGTTTACAGGTGAGAGGACAGGCAGATGTAAGATTTGCTGACTCTGATAGCAGTCATTTTGTAGCTCTTCAAGCACCAGCAACAGTTTCGAGCAGCATTACTCTTACTTTGCCAAGTGCAATAGTAGCTGATAGTTTTCTTAAGACTGATGGTTCTGGGAATCTCAGTTTTGGTACTCCAGATAGTGTTCCTACAGGCTGTGTATTTTGTAGAGCAATAGGTACTGTGCCTGCTGGCTATCTTGAATGTAATGGTGCTGCTGTAAGTCGTACTACATATGCTGTTTTATTTGGAGTGATACAAACTCAGTATGGTGCTGGCAATGGATCTACTACATTTAACGTACCAGATCTACGAGGTGAATTTATAAGGGGTTGGGCTAGTGGTACAACTGATAGTTCTAGGGATCAGGGAAGACAGATTGGATCTACTCAAGGTAGCCAAAACTTAAGTCATAATCATACAATTACATCAAGCGTTAATGATTCTGGTCACAGTCATACAATAGGTTTGGCTGTTCGATCAAACTACGCAGAGCCTAGAAACTTTGGTGTTGGTCGTGATGGTAACGCTAACAACTCAGATTCAACTTCTACCCAAACAACTGGTATTAGTGTTAGTTCTTCTGCTGCAAACGCTGGTGGATCTGAAGCTAGACCACGAAACGTAGCTATGATGTACATTATTAAAATTTAATTATGGCAATTTCACCGGGTACATATAACTTTACAATGCAGAGAAGAGCAGACTTCTCTACTACTCTTGTTTTTAAAGATGGGAATGGTAATGCAATTAATTTAACTGGATATACAGTATATGCTCAATGTTGGGATCAAGGTAGAAATATAAAATTTGCAGATTTTACAGTTACTTATACTAATAGAGTTACAGGTACTATTGATATATCTCTTACTGATGTACAGACTGCCACATTTGAAACTGATACGCTTGCATATGATGTTTTAGTAGAAAATGTTAGCGGATTGCGAGAGTACTACCTTGAAGGTGTTATAACTATGTCAGAAGGATATACAACACCATGACCTCAGTTAACATAACAACCACAAAAAATACTGTTACTGTTAATGAAGGTGATACAACTGTTGTAACTGTCGCAACCCAAGGATCTCAAGGTCCGGGTTTTGACCTTGCATTGGATCATTCAGGTAAAGTGAATAATTCAATCATGTACTATGACGGAACTTCTGGTAAAGTTAAATTAGATTCAACTACCACCAAACTTACACTTGTC